TACCTGCTGATGATAATTCTTGTGTTGACGATGTGTAAAAACCAGTAAGTGTAGGTGAACCACCTGTCCACAAACCAGCTGTAATGCTATCAGCTGATACTACAAAATCGTCTGCTATTAATTGTTTAAATGACATATCTTATGTTTTAGGATACTTTAACTACTTGAACTGGGATTTGAACTCTTGCACCACTATCTCTACCTACTACGGTTAATGTAGCATATAAAGTACTGTTAGAACCAAATAATGTATTAACAGTAGTTGCTCTTAAGTTAATAGTAGTACCAACAACTGTTTTAGATACGTTAGTACCTACAGTAGTAGTAGCGTTAAGAGCAGTAGCATTAGCAGTATTAATACCTACACCATCAAATGTTGACATTGTTCTAACGTCCGAAATAGTAGCTGTATAACCAGAAGTTTCTGATTGGTTACCACCTAAGTAGTTCAATGTTTGAGGTGTAATAGCTAATGAAGCACCTTGTTTAATTACAATTGCGTTGTAACCCAAATCAAGAATAGGCATTTTAGCTGTACCACGAGGTAAAGTGGTAAGTTTGTATTTCATGATTTGAGTTTCTTGTGGAAATGCTTCTAATAATGGCATATTGTCAATTGCTTGACCATAGTAAGCTGATCCAGAAGGGTGAGTTGGATTATAAAGTGTATAATCGATCTCATCATCTGCTAGAGCAAATTGTGTAATTCTAAATGAACCATCATTTTGAGCTAACAGCTGGCGACCCTTAGTGGTCAAAATAGCATCAACTGTTACTACTGTATTATTTAAATATCCCATTGTTTTATAGTTTATTCGTCAAGTTATAAATATACGAAAATTTTATTTTTTTAGCAAGTTATTTTTTAAATTAATTGGTCTGTTCTTAATCTTTCTAAGATAATGTCAATATTATTTTCAACATCTCGAGTTAAATATTGAGGTTTTAAAATACCGGGTGCTGTACCACCTGCGGATTTATCTACTTCTAATATAATATTAGCAGGATCGTCTACGTATCTTCTAATTAAGAACCAATCTAGATCTGAAGCTGTTACTTCTCTATCTAAGGTAAGTACAACCTCACCACCGGCTGTTGATACAGACATAACACGATATGATTGAGTTTCAGTACCTTCAAATCTAATTTCATCTCCTTCTTGAACTTCAAAGTCATTAGTGATAGCAAAGAAACCACTATTTTCAATGTCTTCTTGTTTTTGACCGTAGAATGCTTTTAAGCCTGCAGCTTTGATTTGGTTAGAGCTTACACCACTTTGATTCCAGAATGGAGAAGTAGCATTGCCAATACTAGGTACTGGGTTTTGGGAAACTTGAACATAAGAATCTGTACTTAATTCTAAGACACCAGGACCTGAGATAGCGGTAATTCTTACATCGTAATTATCGGAAGCTAAGACTGAAGCATCAGTGTATGATACACTTACATTATTGTAAGTAGGGTTATTAAAATTAAAGTATTGACCCATACCTACAGCACTACCATTTTTATACCATTGAATTACAACTGTTTTATTAACAGGTCCTCCTACTCGTTTCAAAGTAGCTGTAAAATATAATGTTACTCCTTCTGAGCCTGGGTTATTACCTGCGGTAGGAGAATAAGTATCGTCTCCTGTCCAGTCTACGTAAGTTCCATCTTGTATTACTACGTTTTGGTAATTTATTTTACCTGTGGTTGCAATAGTATCTCCTTGGTTATAAGCTAATAATCTATAATCATTTGCAGATGACTGTTGTTGGTCACCTTGAACAAATACTAAAGTATCAGTATAACCCCCACTTGAACCAGAAGCAATGCTAGCTGTTTGAGAATAGCAAATTGGGGCAATAGTTTTACCACTTTTAAATATAGTATGAGTTCCTACTAAATTACTAAAGGCAGTACTAACAGCTTGGGTATCATCAAATGCTAAAGTAGCATTTTTAGTTTCAGTAAAATTATTTCTAACTATGCCTAAATTAATTCCTTGAGAATCATTAATAGGTTTAATAATACTACCTTGTTTATCAATTAAAAATCTAAGACTAACACCACTTCTATCTTCTAAACCATTACCCCATTCAGGTGAAGTTCCACCTACATAATTAAAGTAAGCAAAATACGCTTGTGTAACATCGATAGCACCATTTTCCTCATTATATTCATCTGAAGTGTTTTTACTACCTTTATATCGAGGAAGGATACTTCTATTAGAATAATAGTTAAAATCTTGAAGTTGAGCTTTAGTAGCAGTACCTGCAATAAGTTGATCTTGGTTTACGGCTTGAATGGCATTATCTGAGTAGTCTATATCCATGTATAAGGTACTTGTTTCAGTAATGTTAACATTTCCATATAAAACATCACAATCAGTACCGTAAAACGGTGATGTAAGGTAAGGTTCAAATAATGTTAAAGCAGGAGAGGCATTATTAGCTGAGTAGCTACCAGAAGGGGTCATTGTCCATTCTGCATGAGCAATATTACCAGTTCCAGATCCGGGATATAATGCTACTTGGACATATAAATTTTCCCCAGCATAAGGGATAATTTTTCCTGTTAGTTCTTTACCTGCAGTAAATCCAGAAGTGTAAGATCCGGCAGCAATTACACCTCTTACATCACTAACAAGACGCATACTTCCTATAACTACTAGACTAGAAGTTACAGCAATCCTATAGTTTTGGACAACATTTGAAGAAATAGGAATATCAATTTTTCCTGTAGTATTATTTAATATAGATAAATTATCTGTATTAACATTCCAGTTAGTAATAGTATCATACCCATCACCTCCCATAGTAATGGTAAAACTACTTTTATCTAAATCTAATCCCCAATCAGCTTTAAAATTATCAGCAGAAGATGTAACTGAAGTGGTTGTTACTGCATATTGGTAATAATCTTGATATTCTGTAATGCCAACTATTGGGTAGTTAACAGGGTTAGTTTTATCACTATACTTAATTCTTAAGTTAGATAAAGAAGATAATGATAAAGAATTATCAATACCATTAGCATCAACCTTAGCTATCCTAACGTATTTAATTCCTGAAGCAAATTCTAATCCTCCGGTTGCCATAGATTAATTTTTAAATTGGGGATGTTACGACTGGCCCTCCTGGGGATACAGGATCAGCTAATGCTCCAGCATCCCAATATAAATAACATTGTCCTGCAAGAGGTGTATTATAAAAATTTAAAAAGTCATTTGCATCTACATCATCATTTTCTGAAAAGATAGACATAGTATAATAAGCAGCTTCATCCCCACCTTTTAGAAATACTTGAAAACAGTATGGATCTAAACTTTGAGTAGTTACTGTTAAAGTTGATCCACTGTATTCCCCATCAATAAATTCTTTAGCTGATGCGAAAGTTTCAGAAACGTATCCTAAAGGTGTAGTTATAACTTCGTTATAACTCTGTGTTACGTTAACTATATCTGTGGTAGTGTAACCAAAACTATTTGCAAAATCAACTGTAAGTGTAGGAGTAGCACCAGCTGCACTACCAGTTATAGATTCAATTGGGTATGAAGTATAAGCATCTGAAGAGGTATATTCTCTTAGAAGATTATTATTCATACCAGGTAAACTACCTATAGAACCACTATATTCAGGGCGAGTCCAAGATGCTTGAGGTTGAGGATATTTCTGTCTTTCTAAAATATGTTGTTTAATAACAATACCAGAAGCAATACCTGTTCTTGCAGGTACAAAATCCTTAACCATTTTAAATAAGGAATTATCAAAGAATTTGATAAGTCTTATATAATCATAAACATCATAATTTGATGAATACTTGTCAAAATATTGTTGAGATAATTCAACTAAAGAAGGATAAGTATTAGCACTAGAGGATATTAATCTAGGATCACCTATATAATCACCAATATTAAAGTAACCAATTTGACCAATAATATCATCATTGATTTGATTTTGAGGTGAAAATGCTACTTCTAAAAGATTAAGGTTATTAGTGTAATCTTGAGTAGTATAGGATTGTTGTTGAATTGAACCTAAGTTAGATAAAGTATCCCCAGAAGGTAAGATTAATTCTTGTTGTTTAATCTTATCTGTATTTCTGTTTTTAATACCAACAGGAGGTGAATCATAGAATACCCATTCACGATTTGTTGTAAAACTACCATTATTTACTACAAAATCCGAATCAGAAGCAAAAGATTGAGTTACATAGCTTCCAGATACTCTAGGATGAGTAGATACTGATCCGGTATATAGTTCTCCACCTAAAGTAGCTCTAAATGCTAATTGACTATATGAACCGTTTACACCATTACCTTCTGTTGATTGAGGGTTCATTACGTAATCCTCAAAAACACTATATGAAATAGGAGTATTTAAATATCTAATTTCTTGATATGAACCACTAAATGCAGAATAACCATTTACATCATTACGATTATTTGATGGGAAATAAGAATTAGTTCCATTTAACCATGAATTAGGGTCTTCACTTATAGAAGAAGTACCTACAAATCCAATCTTAGAACCATCAGATCCTGAGTAGATTTTATTTCCAGCAAATAAATTAAAGTTATTAGCTTCACGAGTAACTGCTACAGACCACCAATTACCATCATAAAATGGAAGGTAAACACTAGCTGAAGAATTAGGGTAATTCTGCCAGTCAGGAACAAACTTTAAGGTAGCATATTGATTATAAGGATCAACAATAGAACCAGTATATGAACCTGAGGTATATCCTGAACCTGTATATTCTAATACAACGTAAGTATTAGTATCTGAACTCCATAGTACTTGATCAGGGAAATCTATACCAGATTGTAAATCAGGAGCTTTAAATCTAAACTCTAAAGTAGCAGGAACATTATCTCCAGAAACCCAATTTGAATTAAGAGGCCATTCGGATTCTACAAATCCGTTATTGTTAGTTAAATATTGGTAATTATACTGATGTTTCCAAAGATCCCAATCATTTGTGTTATTTCTATCTTTACCTCCAAATTCACTAATACGTAAAATAGTATCAGGAATGCCATAAGCTGTTATTAAAGTACGCAGACCAGCGACGGTACCTTTTGACTTCAATAAGTATGGCAAGTTATGATAGATACGTTTGTAAATGCGCTTATTTATGTCATCTAATGGTATAGCTTCGTTACTTGATGATATAAAGTTTGAAATATATTCGTAGCCACTAGGAGTTGGAAGTGATCCCGTCATATAAGGGAATGGGAATAAACTTCCAGAATCTGTAAATCCTAAAAATGAAGAATATAGATCACCTGAGCTATAGTTGTTTTGATAAAGTTTAACACCCATGTCTCTTAAGACTTGGGCAACTAAATCTTTAGATACACCAGCATTAATACGGTTATCAGCATCCCATTTATTAGTAGTGTCTTGTAGATAAATCCAAACAGTTTCATCTACAAAATGACCTATCATGTTAGTGAAGGTAATATATTGAATATTAGTTGAATCTTCTCTAATATATTCTGGGATTGAATAGTATAACCAATTTGGATTAAATTCATCGTAATCTTCGGCTGTGGCTAAGCTTGAAGTAATCCAATTTTGGGCTGCAATATTACTTGTTAATTCATTCTCGTAAGGAGGGGTTGATGATACCTTAGGATATGAAGTAGAGCTAGATTCAAAATATAGATAATATTCATACTTATCAAAATTAGTAATGGTGCTATCTATAATTTGGTTTAAAGAAGCTATACTTGCTGAGGTGGCTAGAGTAGTAGTAGCCGCACTTTGACTTGTAATTTGAAAACTTGCAGATTGAATTAATCCTATTTTATACCAAAAATTTTCTAATCTAGATTTAGCTGAAGAGAAATGTACAAAGTTTGAAAAATCACTATAATCTACATTTATAGCTATACTAGGATCTTCAAAATATGAACCAATTTGATATGCTGATTGGCTATTAGGAGATGTAAAAGAATTTAAATCTGTAGCCTCAGTAGAATTATTTAATTGATCTTTTTGACTTAAATTAAGGTTTGGACCCTTTAATTGTATATTAGGGTTAGTAGTAAATACTATTTGATTATTAAATTCAACTCTATAAGCTAATCCCTCAGATAATTTTTCAACTACCCATAATGAAGTTTTTAATTCAATATCTGTAGGTAAAGGATCATATAATTTTATTAATACAGTATTATCAGTATCTAACAAAATATTATTAGCAATATATAATTGATTAGAACCAAAATTTAAATAGAAATCTGGGAAGTTTTGGTCTTGGTTTCTATAATCAATAAATTCAAGAGTAGAAGTAATAATTAAATCTCGAGGAATAATATTAGAATCTAATCTAATTTCAGTTCTATCCGATGAAATTTCTTTAATATAGTAAGTAGATTGAGGAGAAGAGGCTAATCTTTTTCTCAAAAAGTTATAAACAGTATTTACATTACCTGTTACAATCCCTAATCTAGCTAAATCCGTTTCAGGATTTATATAAATTTCATTATCTAAAATAGAATAATTGGTAAAACTAACATCATTACCAAAAGGGGCAATTTTAACCTGGTTATTGTTATAAACGGTTAATTCAACATAATCAGTAGTTGTATCAAATGAATTTTCTTCAACTAAAGAAATAAGTAAGTTTTCATCTGATGGTGAGTAGTTATCAGATGAAAAACTTAAAGGATTAATTTGGATTATGTTAATTGGTGATGCCATTATTAGTATTAATTATATCTGCTAATTGTTGTCTTGAATCTAACAATTCTCTTCTTAATGAAGTAATCTCTTCAGTTAATGCTGTAATTTCCTCATTCTGAGCTACATATCCAATATATTCTGTACTTCTTTGAATAAGAGTTTCATGAGAATTTACTCCAGTTTCTGGGATATCAAAAAATAAAGTTTCGTAGTTTTGAAAAAACTCAGCTACTGTAATAGTAGGGGTTTCCACCACTGTTTGAGGGGGAACTAATTGAGTAAAAGCAGTATTAATAGTTTGTTCATACTGTCTTTTTTCAAAAACTTCTTTATTTAAACTTACTTTTCTTTCCATTACCCATTAACTATTTTGAAATAGTATTCATCATCATAAATTGTAGTACTACCTGCTGCGGTTACTTTAACTAAAATTTTATAATATCTTTCAGGTTCAAACCCATTCATATATAAATCAAAATAACTTGAAGTAGTATCAGCACTTATTTTAGTATGGTTATCATCAAATCCTACAACGTATTCATTTGTATCTAAATCTTTTACAGCATACCAAGCTGAACCTGATGGGAGGTAATGTTGAACAGTATATAAAGAACCAGTTTGATATACACGAGGTGGATACTTTTGTCTTACATTTAATCTAAATCTATTTAAGCTTTGAGAATAGAATATACCTGGGTTTTCGGCTAATGAAATGTAAAGATTTTGTTGATCTAGTACTTCAATACCTGAAGAACCTGTAACCCAGGATGAATCATCCCATCTAAATTCTAAACATGGAGGATAAATAGTATTAGTATCAACACTGTAATATTGCATTACAGGTTGTACCATTTTACTTGTATTAAATTCAGCGTTATCTTCCCACTTTAAAATAAATCCTTGGTTTGGGATAGCAGAACTAGAATACCAAGCTTGGAAAATAGTATCAACATTAACATTTAAATCTTTATCACTTCTTGGACCAAATGAAGCAGTAACAAGCATACTATCCGTACCATTTGAGGATGTAAACCAGGCTCCACCACCAACTGAAGCGTATGAAGTATTAAATGATCCTGTTACATATTGTCTAGTACCAATAGGCCAAGCATTACTATTAGCAAAAAATGGAGATTCCCAACAGGCACCATCTGTGGTTAAAGGTTGATCTAAATACGTACCAGTACCTTGGTTCCAGTTTATAGTATCATCTAAAGCTACGGCTACAGGCCAGATTTCTAAAATAGAAGATTCTACTATACCTTGAGCAGTAGCAATAAATGATCTTAAGTAAGTACTATAATTAGTACTACCTATTGTATTAGTAATTACATCATTAATTTCATCTTCATCAAACTTAATAAGTGTTCTTGCTACTGAAGGTTGAGAGTCAATAGCAAAATTTAAGTTAGAGATTTGATTAATAGGATCAATCCCTGTATTCATTGTAGGGAACATCGAATACAAGGTTGTATCTTTATATGGGAAAATTTTATATACTGCCATAATATTATCTAAATGGGTCTCTAGCTCTTGCTATTAATTCAGGGGATTGTAAACTATCTACGTATGTATTTTTTGGGGTAAAAGGATGAGTAGTTGTTTTAGAAACAACTTCAGCTCCTACTGTAGTAGTATAAGGGATATTAATGGGTCCTCCAAATGGGTTTGGGTTTTCTAAATCAAAATTAGTAGCATCAAATGAATTTAATAATTGAGAATCTGTTAAAGTTTTATCTATTACAGATAAACCTTGTACAGGATCATTTTGAGGATAATATGCTAATTTCCAACTAGCTGAATTGTATTTGTCTAGGATTCCCATAATATTATAATGTTACTACTTTTCCTTTAATATCAGTTGTAGGGTATTTTACTTCAAAAATCATAGGATCTAATGAAGGGTAAACTACCTGGTTTAGGGTAGCTCCTGTAATATCGTAAGCATATTGAGAATATCCTAGAGCTGTTCCTACCTTATTAGTTATATTTACATTTGAAACTGTTTGAACCCCTTGAACTGCATCTAATAATAAGAAAATCTGTTTAATTAAAATAGGTTCATTAATCTGCCAATTATCTAAGCTAAAATATGCTTGGAGTTCTAATAAACATTTTCTAAGAACTTCATTACTATTAAAGTTAGGTCTTACTGAGATTTCAAAATCAACACCAATATTAACTATAAAAGCGTTTTTAATGTTAATAGAATCTCCAATTATTCTATATTGTGATAAGTAAGTTTGGAGATTTTGTTTTAAAGCTGTACTAGCATTGGCTAAATGATTATCAGCATCAATACTTAAAACATATAAATCTAGGGTTGAAGGAATCTCCCCAGGCATAACATTATCTAATTTTGTTTTTTCAATGTATGCCTTAGAAACAACACCATATTTAGCAGGCATAGAAAGTGCTCTTACTAAATAATCATCTTGAGTTACACTACGAAGCTGGGTTGAGAAATTTGAAATTGAATTTTGTCTAATTTCTTCGTTTGTATCACCATCACTACCTCCAGTTGCAGCTGAAGGGTTTACTACTTGTAATGTATTAAATATTGTATTGGCTGTGGATTGTACTAAATTTGAAACTTGGAAATTTACAGCACTATTAGATAATGTAGTTAAATCTCCAGCAGGAACGTTTGCTGTAGCACCACCACCTGTTAAATATCTAACTGTTAAAGTTGTATTTGAAGGTGCAATACCATAAGTATTGGTAAATATAAAGTTTTGTGGTGAGTAAGCAGCTGTTAATTTATCTTTTTCGAATGGTAAACCTAAACCAACATTATCAGCATTAGGTGTTACTTCTTCATTTACATCTGAGGTAGTACCAGCTCCAAATTGGATTTGTAATGTTGTAGTATTATTAAAACGAGTAGTAAATCTTCTAGCTACTTGTTTTAATTTTAACAAATAAGGAGCATCAATATCAGTATAGGTATTAGGATCATTTGGATTAGTATTCTTAAGAGAATCATATACCATTTCTTGACCTAAATAAGGTACCTCATACCAAATATTACCATCAGAATCAGTAATATCTAATATACCAATAATGTTATTAGCTGTAATAGTTCTAGTAGCAAATTCCTCTGGGGTTGTAAAGCTAAATTGAGTTGTATTAATAGCAGCTGAAATTGCTTTTCTGGTTTTCTTTAAAAGGAAAGTATTAACTGTTGCTCCACTTTGTTCATATATAGAAACAATAGTAGGATCTAAAGAAGATGAAGTATCAAAGTCTACTGGGTCTTCAACTAGGAATTTGGTAGAAGAATTAGATTGAGCAGTAATTTGAGAATTTTCTCCGATTAGTAAAGCATAATCATAATCTGGGATATACCCACCAGCACCATCACTTTTAGCAGGAACTTGTTGGTAAAAATCTACATCAACTGTAGCTACACCTGTTACTTTAGGGCGATACCCCATCATGTAAGCTAAATCAAATAAATTTTTAGCTTCACGAGCATATTGTAAGAAGGTTTCTTGGAATTGGTTATCTTGATAGAATGAGAGAACATCACCAACATATGATGATAATTCCATAAACATCATACCTGGTGAGGTAGCTGTGAAGTCATTATATGTAGTAGGGAAATAAGTTTTAGAATAATTAATTAAATTCTGTCTTAAACTATTAAAGTCCCTATTAATATACTTTATGTCTCTATTTACTGCCATTAGCTAAACGTTAGGTTAATTTGGTCATTGATATTAGTGTTTTGAATAGTATATTTTAAAACTACTAATATAGTATTATAATCTTCTTGAGCTAAAACGTCTAAACTACTAATTTTAACTGAAGGGAAATAAGCTGCTAATTGAGATTGAATATCTTCTTTAAGAAAATCTAAATTATCTTCTACAATTTGCTCAAAGATATACTGTCTTAAATTCCCACCAAAATCAGGATTTAGAGGTCTTTCACCTTTATTAGTTAAAAACCAGTTAACTAAGTTAGACTTAATAGCTTCTTTTGTGGTATATGTGGTATTAAAACAAGCAGGACCATTAAATGGTAAGCTAACACCAACACCTACACTAGGTTGGAAATCAATAGGCGATATTTGTTGAGCGTTGTAAGCCATTATTTCTTATTAATCAAACCCATAATTTGGTCTAAACCTACGTTACCAGAAGGAAGAGCGGTTCCTTCACCAACAGTACTCATACCAGGGGATACTTGAAGAGTATTAGCATCTGTTCCCATAGTTCTAGCATCAGCTGATGTAAAGTTTAAGGTTTTCATATCACTAATCATACTTTCATACATTGCTCTTCTTTCAGCCGCTGATTTTTGTGGAATTTGAGTTGTAGGAGCATCAACAGTCACAGGGTGCATTTTATAAGTTTCCTGAATTGGTGCTTTAGGTGAACGAACTGCCTCCAAAAGGATATCTTTGATTTCCTCTTGAATAGCTTCTTTAACAGCTTCTTTAATTAATTTTTTAAGTTCTGTTGTTTTCATGGTTATAAATATTAGTTTAATATGCTTTTAAATCGTCTCTATCAATAATAAATTTAAGTTCATCAATTAGAACGGTAGGGTCTGAAGCAAATGACCACTCTGTAGAGATTAAAACTATCTCTGATTTGTTTTTACCCACAGCTCTGTTTTGAGTAACAGTATTAGTATATGGTCTTGATTCTATATCTAAAATAAATCCTTTATAAGTATTACTATTAGCCGATTGTTGAGCTAACAATTCATTATCAGCTATATTTTTAATAGAATCTGAAGGATCTGTTAAAGTAGCATTAGGATTACATAATAATATTAATACATCAAGCTGGTTTAGTAAATCAACACATTTCAATATAACTCTTTGAACTGTAGCAACTGCAGGCGATACTGAAGATGCTGTTATAGTAAGAGGGGGGAGATTAGGAGTACCATCAGCTTTAAAAGTTAAAGTATTAGTTAAATCTCCTAAATCTGTAATAACTGAAGAAACGGCTCCAGGTGGGAATCGGAGAAATTTTAGTGCTGTATTGAGACCAGTTTTAGCATTTTTAGTAAGTGTAATGAGACCTTGTAGTAAGTTAGCAAAATCAGCTCCAAAATCTACAGTAAAAGATAGATTATCTATCTTAGAACCTATGTTATTTAAAAAATCTACGGCTTTATTTCTTTGACGAATTATATCATCTAAAACTTCGGGAGTAGGACAATTACCTGCTACATCTTCAGCTGTTGGGATTCTATTAAAATCAAAATTAGGTAAGAATTTTTTACCTAATGCTAATATAGAAGGGATAAATAATGCTAATAATTTTTCTCCTTGTTTTAAAAATAAAGAAGGTAATTTAGCACCCCCTCTAGGTTGAAGAATTTTAGGAACAGAGCTTTGAATATCATCAGCCGAAAAGGATTTTAAACTAAGAAGGTTTTTAGTTTGAGATTTTTTAGATGCTGCTAACTTTCTAGCCTGTACTATAGAAGCGGGTGTTATTTTAAATTGATCGGCCATTATACTGTCTTGATAGTTTTAGATAAAGTATCTTGTAACCTTTGTTTATAGCCTGAGATTTTAGCATTGACACTTTGTGCTACTAAATTAGTAGGGGCCAAAACACTACCAGCAGGTACTCCTATTTGATTTTGTAAAGCATTAGCTAAACTACCTAAATCTCCTAAAATGTCACTTAATAAATCAATCATATCTTGACCTAAAATCAATGGTTGGCTTTCTTCTTTACCACCTAAATATACTTCTTTGGCTTGCATTACTACAGGACCAATAGTATCAAAATTTATAGATTCTTGAGCATTTAAATTAATACTTTTAGCCGAAGAAAAAAGAATATGATCTGTTTTTGAATTAAAGAATAATCTTTCAGAATTCAATATAATTTGATTTCCTACATATTGGTTAGGAGCTGTAGGTTTATTTTCTTCATAAGAATAATAATCATTAATAGAGGATGCTTCAATTGGAATTTTTTGGGTTGAAGTTAACCAAATTGAAGATAGATCAGTATTAGGATTTTCTACAATTGAAGATGATACAGGAGATGTTAAGTCTTTAGGTTGACCATTTCTAATAATAGTAATAGGGTCTCCATTTTTAGGACTTTCAGACCAAACATTTAAAGATGAGGGCATTGATGGGGTTGGGGTAACTTGAGTACCTTTAACCTGGACTGTTACTTTAGAGTATTGTTCAGCTGTATATCTAGGATCATTAGCTGAATCTTGCCCTCTAGTATAGGGAGTATCACCTAAAGTAGTACTTTTAGTTACACTAGTAGTAGATATATTAGAGTAATTTCCTATAGCAGTACTAACATTATTTGCTCTTTGTTCTGCTAAAGCACCTTGGGGTAAATTATTAGGATTAGTAACACGCGATTCACCACCTTCAACTACAACAGCTACCTGAGCATCAGGGTATTGTTGTTTAAATTGAGCAACTTGGGCATCAATTGAATTTAATTGACTATCTAAATTATTATTAATTCCGGTTTCACCTGAAGAGTAGGTTGTTTGAGCTGCAAAAGTTTTACTAACTGGGGATGTAGTATAACTTTCAGCATATACCACATCGGTACTACCAAATCGGATACTATTACCAAATCTACCTTCTATAATAACATCTCCCTCAAATGGGTATAAAGGATATATATTATCTTTTTCTTCAAAATAAGTACCAGGTTTAAAAGTAGGAACATCTTGTGGGTTAGACTGATTAGGAGAACCTGCTTCTACCTCGGCTACAGATTTATTTTGACTTGTGGTGTTAATGTTTTGGTATGGGTTTGGAGTTGGGTTAACTTGAGGATCATTCCAAATATTAACTGGGGGGAGGTAATAATAATTAGATAAAAGAGAATTATTAGAATAAGCGGAAGTAGGAGCTGCTACTAATAAAACCATCTCATTTATCAATGGATAGTTTTTAATATTAGGAAATAAAGGAAAAGCTTCTACTTGAGTTTGATTAGGTAATGAACCTTGAGGTGATAAAACTTCTACAGTAATAACCCCATTATTAGGAGTATTGCTTTGATCTATAGCTAATACCCTAGCAGGAACTATTGGAGAATTTATAGGGGAATTACCCTGAGGTGTAGAAGTATCTTTAATAAAAGCCATTACTTATTTCTTTTGAAGTTTTTCCATTTCTTCAAGCAATTGAGCTTTTTCTTCATCCGAAATACCTAAATTACCATCCTCAGAAGAATTAGATAAAGCACGTTGTACTAACGTAGCCATCTTAATTAAGGCATCATCATTTTTAACCCCAATTTCCATGTATTCTTTAATCAAAGGTACAATAAGGGTAGCATCACCAATGTCGGTAACCATCGGTTTTAATTCGGAAATAAGCGCAGACACTTGGGCCTCGCGGCGTTTTTGGTTATTATAAATTTCCTCGAGTAAATCCGAGAATTTCTTTTTACCAAATACTACTTTTTCAAATTGAGCACTCATATTTATAGTGTTTTATTTGTTATAAATATAACTTACTCGAATTCTACATAACCATTATCAAGATAAAATATATAATTATCTTTAAATACACTATAGAGTTGGTTAGCTACTTTAGTGATTTTAGGAGTTTTTGCATCAACCATTTCTCTAATATAGATGTAAAGGGCCTTTTTATTAAATACATCTATATCTTCTCTTTTACGAAATAATTCTAAAATAGCATCTGCAACAGCTGCATCATTATTTTTAGGGAACATTTCAAAGAGATTTTCAGAACAATATTCTACAAATAAGTCAATATAGTTACTTAAAGGATCGTTATCATAAGTAACATCATCTAATGTATAAGAATGATTATCATCTTTATAAAGTTCTTCTACTGGGGCTTTATCTATGCGTTTTTTATAGTTTTTCTGGTTTGATATAATCAAGTATCTTTTAGCAATAGTCCCAAAATATGAATATGCTTTAGCCCCTCTTTCAGGGTTAAAATGGTGCATTTTAGTGAGTAGAAAAGTGATGACCTCATGTTGGAGGTCTTCAATATTTTCCACTTCAGTATAATAAAATTTAAACGTATGAATAATATTTTCCGTTAACTTAAAAAACGGATAATGTATACGCTCGTGGTATAATTTTTCTTTTTCTTCAGGAGTTTTAGCTAAATTATAAGCTACAATTGCATCTTCGGTGTCCTGGGTGAAATAATTTTTGTTTTTGGGTTTCTTAGCCATGCATTAGATATCAATATTTACGAAGTTGGAACTCGTTTAAGATATCTTGTAATTGCTTAATTGCTTGAAAGAAAAAACCTACTTCATCATCACTTTTAAAGGTACCGCGTGCGTCAATCTCCTTTAATCTTTTATCTGAAACCTCTATTATTCGCGAGATTTTATCTAAGTAACTTAGATAACCCGCCAAGATATCTTCTTGTTTCTCATTTTTACGTAAAAGGTTGTAAGTCGTGAACCCTAGGACCACGACCAACAACGAAAGTATAACAATAGTAATTATCATAAATTGTCTAATAAACTTTTTAACCCTTCACTTTTAATTGAACCAAGAGCCTTTTGTTGCTTACTTTGAGCATTTTTAGGCTTGTCGGACAATGTAAAATTCTTTTTTTCGGGAATCACGGGATTCTTAAATTTTGGTAACCATTCTCGCTCAAACTCAATACGAGCCGCCATCAAATCCGCCTGGTGGAGAATAAATGGTAGGGAAGTACGTGGTTTTTGTTCGGGCATATACGCGAAAAGATATTTTTTATTACCCTCATCGTATAAACCATCATGTGTTTGAATAGCAAGCATCTCATTAAATGTATACTGGATGCCATGAGATTGGAGCATAAATAAACCTCTATCTGGGACTGAAGCAAATGCTAATTGGGTATTAAACATGTAATCTTCACCTAGCTTATCTCGTCTCCATTGATCAGTTTGGGGGATGTAGGATTCGTGTTCTTCATCTCCTATTTTACCAAGATCATGATTAATAGCAGCAAATACTAACTCCTCAGTAGTAAAGGTATCCATATCAGCACCTTCACTACCCCAAAGCTCAGCTTGTTTAAGAGCACAACGTACTACACGATTCACATGCTCAACATATCCTCCAGGAAAAGCATTATGGTATTCTTTTTTATGAGCAGCAGGCATGAGCATAACACGCTCAGCATACTTTTCGTAAAATTCAATTAATTTTTCTTTTCGTGGTGATGAGATGTAAGTATTGATATTACCAATAAAGATATCCCAATTTTGTTGGATTTGTTCTGCTGTTAAATTCATAACTTTTATTTAATATTAAAGATCACGTTCTACAATAGAATTGATATCTTCTAAGAGATTATCAATAATATCTAAGGTAGCATGTAATTCTTCCGTAGTGTTAGGACGGGTAATTAAAACACGAGTTGCCTTAATTTTACCTTCTAATTGTCCTAATTTACTTAACAGTAATTCTTTGTTTCTCATAATTAATTAAATATAACGTTGGGTATCTCGGGGTACCCATCACTCCCCATCTCTCTCATTTCCCTTCCCTTTCCTAACCCCTGTACCTCCAAGATACGAGAAAAAATTTAGGAGGGCAAGTTTTTTGTAATAAGATCTTTGATTTTTTTTATATGCGCACACTTTTCATATTCTTCTTTTTCTTCCCAAAAGTGAATAGAAAGATCACATGCTGTAATAGTATACTCATCTGAAAATATTCGAGTAGCATCTATTCCTTGTTCTGTTGTTATATCAACATCTTTAATGTAAGCCCATGCTCTAGTAAAGGTAACAAATTCACTTACCTCTTCTTTATCAATAGCCATAAATTCTGCCAATTCAGGCATATGTTCTTTTAGAGCATCTAGCTTAGCAAGCATATTTTTTTGATTCCAAATAATCTTTTTAAACATACCTAGTTTAAAGGCATCTGTCTCTCTGAAATCTAAGACTGTAATCTTATCCTTCAAAGGAGTATCATCCTCAAAAGCACCAAATATATTATCTAAGTTCATGGAAATTCATCTAAGTCTGTTTCTATTTTAACTCTTCCACTTTTATAAACAGTCATTCTGGTGGGATACCAGTCGTCAAAATAGCTAAAAACAACTTTATGTTGAGTTAAATCATGAAGTCCACAATCTAACTCACTAAGCCACTCCTCTACGTCTGATTTCTCAAACGTACCTTCCAGATAGTATTGATGAACTATTTGAGCAAAATTTTTAATCTCTGCTTGCGTTCTCACACGTATAAATATATTGAAACCTAATTTTACCGAGGGTGGTGGTTGAATAGTAGTATGCGTTCATCTAACGTATTTTATACGGATTCTACGTATTCAGCTACGGTTTTGCCCAAACCTTCTCCATCCCAAGTGATTTCATGGTCTAAGCTAATTCCTTCTCTTTCAAGATCCATTACCAGCAAAAATGGAAGATCATAATCTCTAGTATAAGTAGCATGTTTAATAGAGTACATAATATATAATTTTAGAATTGTGTTAATAAAGTATGGCTCCTTTTTAGGGGAGCCAAGGAAAACTTATTATTTTGTTAAAAATTTCACGATTTTACATATATAGGGTTAATTCTGTATGAACCATTAGATTGAGTATCTACAAAGAGAATAGCCTCATTTTCAGGAGCAAATGGTTTATTATTACCATTTCCCCAAGAACCATCGTTTTGATAGGTTTTACCGTCGCTTAATCTTTGTACGTTAAATATTTGTGTTACCATGATATTTTATTTTTTAAATCACTACCCAATCTAAAGTTGCTCTACTAATATTAGTATTAGGATAACCTGTAACAGCCATTCGAGCACCAGCTCCATAAACCGCTGGGTCCATTTCTACCCATGCTTCACCAGAGACTCCTCCATATTGAGAAAAGTTAGAACCATCTGTACTTCCCCAAATAGGACCCCAAGATCCTGCTTGAGCTGAACTAAAAATAAACCAACCTTGTTGACCACCAGCATTAAATGCATCGTATATAGTTTGCATGTACGAATCACTAGCAGCAAAAGTTCCACGGAATCCCCAAGAGATAGTAGCATCAGTTTGATTTCGAACTGAAGCTGCAGGTAAAACTGTTATACTAGAAAAAGGCACACCATTATAAGTAGGAAATTCATTTTTAGATAAATTACCATTTACCCAATATTCAATCATGCGATACTCACCTGAGGACTTACCAGGAAAGTTTCCTGGGACTTGATCAGGATCACCAGCATACCATTGAATATCTCTATATAAACTTGGATTAGTTAAACGAGTCCATCCTCCTTTATTATTATAAAGAGTACCATTAGTAACACCTGAAACACTTACTGCTTGTACTACATTTATATGATAAGCCATAATATTATTTTTTAAACTACAATCCACTCAAGAGCAACTCCTGAGAATGTGGTAAGAGTGTATCCGTATGTTCCCATACGAGTACCTGCACCATATACACTTGGGTCCATTTCTACCCATGCTTCACCAGAGACTCCTCCATATTGAGAAAAGTTAGAACCATCTGTACTTCCTACAGGGAGGCCATAAGAACTAACTTGAGCTGCTGAGAAAATAAACCAACCTTGTTGACCACCAGCATTAAATGCATCATAAATAGCAGGAATATCAACATCACTAGTTGCATAATAATCTCTAAGTCTCCAGTTTAATTCTTGAGTAGAGCTTCTATTAACACCACCTCCAATTTGAGTAATATTAGCAAATGGGATGCCATTATATTCAGGAAATTCATTTTTAGATAAATTACCATTTACCCAATATTCAATTAATCTATATTCACCTGAAGATTTTCCTGGGAAAACATTAACAATTTGGTCAGGGTCACCTGAATACCATTCTGTAAATCTATAGTTAGCCTGGTCTACAACAGGCATCCAACATCCTGTGGTACAGAATATATATCCTGGGTCTACTGTAGCAACATCAACGGCTTGAACTAAACTTAAATTATATGCCATGATTTCTTAGATTACAAAAGTTTTTACTTGTCTTACCGTATTTCCTGCTCCTAAACCATCCATGAAAACTTTCATGTCGGCATTAGTAGCAAATTTAGAATTAGTCCCAGCAGCTGCTGAAGGTGCTGCCCATTTCCCTGCATTCTTCCAGTATTGATTTACCCCACCTGAGGTTACTCTGTTCATGTAGTTTTGTCTAGCCATTTTACTTTAATTTTAAATGATTAATAATTAGTTAGCCCACAAAGGTAATACTCTGTATAATACTCTTTGCCATGCACCAGCCCCAGTAGGTAATTGATCAATGTATCCTGCGATAATTTGGTTTTGGGCTTGATAATTATTATTCCATCCTACAGGTACTCTAAATGCTGTAGATGGGTTAAATGGAGACCAAGTTGCGGTTCCACTAAATCTATTAGGATCGTTCCCTTGCCCATTTAAAACATATCCATCCGATACTCGTTGGATATAGTAATATAAATCAGATGTTGCCATTTTGTATGTAATATTTTATTGGTTCTATTATACATATAAAAAAAAAGCAGGAAAGGTAAAAAACCTTCCTGCTTCATAAAGAGCGAAAGACCGGGTTCGAACCGGCGACCCTGACCTTGGCAAGGTCATGCTCTACCAACTGAGCTACTTTCGCAAATGGTAGAGCTTTATCTCCAAAAAGGAATCACCTACTCTACCTGGTAGGAAACTTTACGCGATTAATCGACAACCTACAGGACCATTCGTGAGACTAGCTTCCTCCAATGGTTGTTGCCGTCCTAGTGCTAGTTCAGGCAACTGCTGAGCCTCCAGTCGGATTCGAACCAACGACCTACTGATTACAAATCAGTGGCTCTACCAGCTGAGCTATGGAGGCTTTTAGGGGAGGTTATCAATGAGATGCTGTCCGGTAAGCATACTCCCCACTCACTATCTTTTCCCGAAAGTCAACCACCGTAGTGGATTTTTTGCTCCCCTGGAGCACAATGAGTTTGAGGGGGGAAGTGTCCTGGGCTCCCACCAGCGTAGCTTTAGACTCCACTTATGGATTGCGAGTGCTGCAACCCCCCTCGGAGGCTAGACTCAGTGCGGAGGCTCAGGGATTCGAACCCCGGTTGGTGTGACCCAAAACAGTTTTCAAGACTGCCGCATTCGACCGCTCTGCCAAACCTCCATTTCTATAAATATAATACCAAAGAACTAAATACCCAAATTTTAGTGCGCCTACTAGGACTTGAACCTAGGACCAATCCGTTATGAGCGGAGTGCTCTAACCAACTGAGCTATAAGCGCATTTGTTGGAAGGGACGGATTCGAACCGCCGTACCCGTAAGGGAGCAGAGTTACAGTCTGCCGGTTTTAACCACTCACCCACCTTCCAATTCTGTTACCCCCCAGAGATTCGAACTCCGATTAAATGGACCAAAACCATTTGTCCTGCCGTTAGACGAGAGGGTAATCCTGTCGAGCCGGGGTCGCTGGTAAAAGCAACTCGACAATCCTACGTTCGGTAGTCGGGATGACAGGATTCGAACCTGCGACCCTCTGGTCCCAAACCAGATGCGCTACCACCTGCGCTACATCCCGAGCCTGTTGTTATGGTACAACAGCAAACCGCCACTGTAGCTCCACTTTGTTTTTAAGGAACAAAGAAACCTAAGCACTTGACTGCGTAGTGATCGCAGAAGGATTCGAACCTTCGACCAACAGCTTAGAAGGCTGTTGCTCTATCCAGCTGAGCTATGCGACCATGTGAAGCCGGGTGTCTATTTTAAAGTTACCGTAACCATCGCGAATGGGTAACTCCCGGCATAATATATAAGGGGCTTCACCTATTTAGCGCGCTCTAAGCCTTAAGGTCCCAACCCAAGCAATCCGTCGATTGTAACCTTGGGATATTATGTTTGTCTCCCCTTTTGTATGTCAAAGAACAAATCTTAGTACACCAGGCCGGACTCGAACCGGCACGGGCATTCCTGCCCAAGGGATTTTAAGTCCCTCATGTCTACCATTTCATCACTGGTGCTCGTTTAAGGTTTACATCCATTCATCTTTATCGATGCCACCTAATTCGTCTATCTGTGCTTGTAACAATATTGCTGTTCTTTGAAGATCAAGAAATTTACTCTCAACATCAGTACGGTTTGGGTTTTCTGGGTGATATTCCCAAATCTCATCAATTTGCTCTTCAACCTCGATCAATGCGTTGATCAAATCTGCTTTTTCCTGTGTCATTTTCTTTTCTTTCATTTGTGTAAATATACGACCAAAATTTAACTTCCCCAAATTAGTTCAAGGAAAAAGTATAAGTGTTTTTCATAAACTCGTCGTATTCTGCAAGAAAATCTTCAAGCATATCCTCTATTGCCTGATTATATCCCCGCATGTATACCCGCTCATTTTCCGTGTATTCTCGCGAAGGAACTAACGATTCTAATCGATTATCGTCAAGTGTTTCTTGAAGTGTTTTTTTAAAGTTTTCCATTATTTTTTCTCTTCAAGGTAATTCAACAAAATCAAACCAAAGCAAATCCCACACCCAAATGCAGCAATTACACTATTTGTGATGAAAATGGAGCCGATCCCCAGTGCTGAACCTACACTAAAAAGAAATGGATTGGTGAATCGAACTCGCAAAACGAAAAACTCAATTAAATTAAACATAACCCTTATTTTTATTATTTCATTAACAGGGTAAATATACGACTAAAGATACCGTTCTCCAAGTTCCCCAACAATTTTCTTTGCTTCTTCTAAAGAAATTTCAAAAAACTCTCGGTTACCATTCACTCGACATGAATCTAATTTGTGGTGTACTTCTTGTTCTAGACCAAACCCATCATAACAATGGAAAGCCCATTCAACTTTATAGGGGAGTGCTACACCTGTTGCATTTGAAATTTGTTTAGCGCGTTCTTCGGGGGTGTTTTTAGTGTACCCAATTTTATACATGTGGGGCATAGTAGGGTTAGATAGAATGTAAACCCAAGAATCATAGTTACCATCACGATTGGCATACATGTTCAATTTTCTTCCCGTGTAATATGTAACATCATCCCAACCATCTCCTTTAGAAGAAGGGGTAAGTGTGAAATATGGGCAATCTTGAACAGTTTTACCGGTAAAATCATCTTTTAGTGGGATGTATTGTTTTGCTTCTTCAACAGTAATTCTTTCCATAACTTTTATTTAAAAACCTCGACTTTTCTCTTTAAACGATCCACTATCCGTAAATACGTATATACTATCCTCCAACAATTTTAGTTGTAGACAAACCATCTAGTCTTGGAAAATACTCGATTTCAACGCCGAGCTCTTCTCCGATAACGCGACCCATATATTCTTCGCCTACTACGATAATATCGGCTTGAGACCACGTAATAGCGTTGAGTAGTGCCTCATCAGAACCAAAAGAGACTACCTCATCAACGTATTTGATAGCTTCCATTACGGTTGTACGGTGAGATAAAGTATTGATTGGTCGTTGATCGCCTTTTGAAGCTCTAACGCGGTCGTCAGTATCTAACCCAACAACTAAACGCTGACCGAGCGAACGAGCATACTTTAACATTTCAATATGCCCCGCGTGTATAATATCAAAACAACCATTTACCCAGACAATATGTTTAGGTTGTTTGATCTGGGGGTGTTCTTCAAAATATTTAAGGTGGTCTGAGGGAGTAACCTGGGAAATTTCGGGTGTATTACCACCCTTCATCTCCCTCATCACCTTATTCGCTAATCCTTGTTTACTGTGCATAACTCAAAGCCAATTCGTATAGATCTTGGTTCAACTTTATGTCCTGTTGGAAGTTCTTGATTTTACGTGCTTTACGTACTTTCGCTCCTACACCGTAGTTAAGCAATCCGTGAACGAGTTTCTCCTGGATTACATTATACACGCTCCACATATCATCTCCTTCATCTTCCTTACGGGTTGGTTCAAGGATGGTTTCGAGTTCGAAATTTTTACCTTCGGTGTTAAAACGCAATCCAATAGCTTCGAGAGCGAATTTTTCCTTTTGCTCTTGAGACAATTTGGTGTTTTTCAATTTGTTCATACACTCAACGGTAAGTGGCAATTTCTCAACAATCTCGTTAATTACGGTGGAGAGTTCACTAAGGTCGTAACCCATGTGACGAATCTTCAATGAACCAAATTCTTGGTCGCTAATAACCAAACCATTCTCACAAACCAAACGGAACAAACCGGCTGTGAAGGTAAAAGCTGTTTTACCATCGTGAGCATTGGTCAACAAAATACGGGGAAAAACTGTATCTCCATCTTTACCTGAAATTTGAAGATCGTTATTTCCAAATACTACCAAGTGCTTGGTGTACAAACCTTTTGCTTTGTTGCGTGAACGTACTTGTTTAACGTCAACTACACCCCAACCCAACGCTTTCATATCGTTGATAACCTGAGTAGTTGGGATGTGAACGTAGTGCTTCGAGGTATCTTTCGAAGCTTTCATTGTGAAGATTGAGGGAGCTTGTTCTTTGATTTGCTCCTCGGTCAAAAATTGGTTGTTGTTTAAGTCTAGCATAACCTTTTCTTTTTTTAATTAAACTTTTCCTTCTTTTCCTTTTTTTCCTTATACCCTAAATATACGACCGAGGAAACCGGTCTCCAAGCTTCCTCGGCAATAAAATTTAAGCTATTGAAAGACCTATTCCTCCTGTAGCTTGAATTGTAACATCACCTGATGGGATATTAACAGCAGGAGTCCAATCAATAGTAGTTGTACCCTGAGGATCAACAACTACCCCAAAATTGTTCCCATATACATCATTAACAACTGAAGTAGCATTAGTGAGGGAAAAAGTTGAACCTGAAAAATACAAAGTACTAGTAGGATCTGTAGCTTTAAAAACCAAATAACAACTTCCCGGAACTGCTTTATCTGTTACGGTGAGGGTGTATGTAGTGGTAGAGGTGAATGCTTGTGTGGACGGAATTCCAGCTCCGGATAACTCATTGGGTGTGTAGGTCGATGCCATAATATATACTTTTGTCGATATGAAAAAATTTGCTTAAAAATCTTTTTTGCGTCTCGTGATAAATATATGAAAAGGGTTAAATGGAAAACATGAATGTGAGATGGGGGATATAAGTATATACATGCTCGATGGGTAAAGGGTACGGCTCTCCATTAAATACATCAAACACCGGGGGTATATATCGGCCCCGTCGATGGATAGTACCGCCCGTGGGCCCGTCTATCGTCA